TAAAACCGTAACTCCTGTTAAACCTAACGTAATCAAAAGATTAAATAGGTATAACAAATGGTTGTACGGATACAATAAAGAACACGATATTGTTGTTATAAGTAAAACTGGTAAGATAGGTGAAATCATTGAGTTGCAAGGATTGTGTATAGCATTACCACCGGTGCCAAAAGAAATAGACAACAATGATAGTAGATGGATGCCACACGATTTCCCTAAGGAACTTAAAAACGTAAAAAGTATATTTGATTGGGAATCGTATCCGGAGTCTTTTAAAAACAAATGGTATGCATATATTGATAGAGAATTTACCAGACGCGAAGAAGGTTATTGGTTCATTAACAAAGGTCTTTCTACTTTTATCACTGGCTCTCATTATATGTACCTGCAGCACACCAAAATTGATGTTGGGAAACCAGATTATAGAGAAGCAAATAGATTATTCTTTATATTCTGGGAAGCTTGCAAAGCAGATAAAAGATGTTATGGAATGTGCTACCTTAAAAATAGACGGTCTGGGTTTAGCTTTATGTCGTCAGCAGAAACTGTTAACCAAGCTACAATTACATCAGATGCTAGATTTGGAATATTATCAAAGTCCGGTGCTGATGCAAAAAAGATGTTTACAGACAAGGTTGTGCCAATATCCGTTAACTACCCGTTCTTTTTTAAACCAATACAAGACGGTATGGATAGACCAAAATCAGAACTTGCATACAGGGTACCAGCATCCAAACTCACTAAGAAATCGATTACAGAAACGAGTGAAAAACAAATACTTGAGGGACTCGATACAACGATAGACTGGAAGAATACTGGCGATAACAGTTATGATGGTGAAAAGCTTAGATTACTTGTACATGATGAATCAGGTAAATGGGAAAGACCTGATAACATATTAAATAACTGGCGTGTAACAAAAACAACATTACGATTAGGTAGTAGAATTATAGGAAAGTGTATGATGGGGTCAACATCCAATGCATTAGAAAAAGGTGGTGACAATTTCAAAAAGCTTTATTATGACTCAGACGTTACAAGACGCAACAAAAATGGACAGACTAGCTCGGGATTATATAGTTTGTTCATACCTATGGAATGGAACTACGAAGGATACATTGATTCTTCTGGATACCCTGTCTTTGATACTCCAGAAGAACCCGTCTTTGGAAATGATGAAGAGTATATCGATACCGGAGTCATAGAGTTTTGGGAAAATGAAGTTGAAGGTTTAAAACACGATAGCGATGGTTTAAACGAATACTATAGGCAATTCCCTCGCACTGAAGAACATGCGTTTAGAGATGAAGCTAAAAATAGTATTTTTAATTTAACTAAAATATACGAGCAAATTGATTTTAATGAAAGTGCTATTCGCGACGGACTTGTTACTAAAGGATCGTTTTCATGGGAAAATGGAATAAAAGATAGCCAGGTAATATTTACACCTAATAATAGTGGTAGATTTTTTGTTAGCTGGACACCTCCTAAAAACCTAGAAAACAACGTAATAATAAAGAATGGAATGAAATATCCTGGTAATGAACATATGGGAGCGTTTGGATGTGACTCATATGATATATCGGGTACTACAGATGGTATTGGTTCTAAGGGTTCGTTGCATGGACTTACTAAGTTTAGTATGGAAGATGCACCTCCTAATACATTTTTTTTAGAATATGTTGCTAGGCCTCAAACTGCGGAAATATTTTTTGAGGATATGCTTATGGCATTAGTATATTACGGGATGCCAATATTAGCAGAAAATAATAAACCAAGATTATTATATTATTTAAAACGAAGAGGTTACAGAGGCTTTTCAATGAATCGTCCTGATAAAATTTGGAATAAATTATCTGTAACGGAAAAAGAAATAGGTGGTATACCTAATACATCAGAAGATATAAAACAAGCTCACGCGGCTGCTATAGAAACTTACATAGATAAATATGTTGGTTATAATGAAGAAGGTAGCGGTAATATATATTTTAATAGAACATTAAACGATTGGGCAAGATTTGATATAAATAAAAGAACAAAATATGATGCAACTATTAGTTCTGGGCTCGCTATTATGGCTTGCAATAGGCATTTATATCATCCAAAACCAAAATACGAAAAACAATCGTTAGGAATAAAAATGAAAAGATTTAACAATAAAGGAATGCATTCGCAAATAATTAAATAGCATGGCTGAAACAATATTAAAAAGTTCATTTCCAAGTCAAATCGCAAGCGATGCTGAAAAGGCTAGTTTAGAATACGGATTAAAAGTGGCTCGTGCTATTGAACATGAATGGTTCAAAAGAGATAGTGGGGCTACGCGTTTTTATTCTAACAGAGATGAATATCATAGACTTAGACTATATGCTAGAGGCGAGCAGTCGGTAAAAAAATATAAAGATGAATTATCTATCAATGGTGATTTGTCATATCTTAATTTAGATTGGAAGCCTGTACCTATTATTCCTAAGTTTGTTGATATTGTAGTGAATGGTATGTCGGATAGACTTTATGACATTAAAGCATTTAGTCAGGATCCTTCATCTGTCAAACAGCGTACTAGGTATGTAGAGTCGATAATGGCTGATATGCAAACAAGAGCAATATCAGATCAAATTCAGAATCAATTAGGCATAAATGTATATGCAAATGATCCTGAGCAACTTCCTGAGACAGAAGAAGAATTGTCATTACACATGCAGCTTGAATACAAACAGGCAATTGAAATAGCTGAAGAACAAGCTATTAATTCTGTAATGAACGCAAATAATTATGAATTAACTCAGCGTAGAATTAATTACGATTTAGTTACAATTGGTATTGGGGCAGCAAAAAATGATTTTAATACATCAGAAGGTATTAAAGTTAAGTATGTTGACCCTGCAGATATTGTTTACTCATATACATATTCACCATATTTTGACGATATATATTATATAGGTGAAGTTAAAAGTGTTACAATAAACGAGTTAAAGCAACAGTTTCCTGAATTAACAGAAGAGGACTTAAAAGATTTAACTAAACAAGGCACTCAAACATCAGCATCACATAATCGTTTCATAAATGAGGACAGTGTGCTTGATGCTAATACAATACAAGTTTTATATTTTAATTATAAAACATATAACAATCAAGTATTTAAAGTAAAGAAAACCGCAAGCGGTGCAGATAAAGCAATACCTAAAACAGATCAATTTAACCCACCTAAAGACGATAGAGCTAGATTTTCAAAAGAAGCTAGGTCTATTGAGGTTGTATATGATGGTGCATTTGTGCTTGGTACAAAAAGAATATTAAAGTGGGAACTTGCTAAAAACATGATTAGACCTAAAAGCGATACTACAAAAGTAATGCTTAATTATCATGTGGTAGCCCCAAGAATATATAAAGGCCGCATTGAATCTCTTGTAAGCCGTATTACAGGTTTTGCAGATATGATTCAATTAACTCATTTAAAACTACAACAGGTAATGTCAAGAATGATACCTGATGGAGTTTATTTGGATGCAGACGGATTAGCTGAAATAGATTTAGGTAATGGTACAAATTATAATCCGCAGGAAGCGTTAAATATGTTTTTTCAAACAGGTTCCGTTATTGGTAGGTCAATGACTAATGAGGGTGATATGAATCCTGGTAGAGTACCAATTACTGAATTAACCTCTAATGGTGGTAATAATAAAATAAGTTCTCTTATAAGCACTTATAATTATTATCTTCAAATGATTAGAGATGTAACCGGACTAAATGAAGCAAGAGATGGCTCAACACCAGATGCTAATGCATTAGTTGGAGTTCAAAAACTTGCAGCAGCAAATTCAAATACTGCTACAAGACACATATTACAATCCAGCCTTTATCTTACGGCTAAAACTGCTGAAGCTATTAGCTTACGTATATCAGATGTATTAGAGTTTTCACCTACAAGAGATGCATTTATATCTAGTATAGGAAGATTTAATGTAGGTACATTAGAAGATATTAAAAATATGCATTTGCATGACTTTGGCATATTCATTGAATTATCGCCAGATGAGGAAGAAAAACAAATGCTTGAAAACAATATTCAACAAGCATTAGCTAAAGATCAAATATATCTTGAAGATGCTATTGATATTAGAGAAATTAAAAATATTAAGCTTGCTAATCAATTATTAAAAGTAAGGCGTAAGAAAAAACTTGAGCAAGATCAAGAAGCCCAACAGCGCAATATTCAAGCACAAGCAGATGCTAATTCGCAAAATACACAAGTAGCTGCTCAAATGGAAATTCAAAAGAATGAAGCAATTACAGGACAAAAAATTCAGCTTATTCAAATTGAAAATGATCTTGAAATGCAAAAAATGCAACAAGAAAAAGAACTTAAGAAAGAACTTATGAAATATGAGTTTGATCTTAATATAGCTCTTAAAGATAAAGAGACTAATATGCTTAATGACAAAGAGAAGTATAAAGAAGATCGTAAAGACGAAAGAACTCGTATACAAGCTTCTCAGCAGTCTAAGCTTATAGAGCAAAGAAAAGATAAAAAAGGCGAACAAGAATTTGAATCTGCCGGAAATGATACAATGGGTAGCGGATTTAATTTAGAAATGTTCGAGCCTAGATAATTTTTATTTAACCAATTTTATATTATTTTATTATGTCAGAAGAAACAACAAACGTTGAAGAGACTGTACAAGAAACAGTTGAGCAACAAACTGAAGAACAATCACAAGAAGAAGTTCAAGCAGTAGAAACACCACAAAATGTTACCGTTGATGAAGATGGTACCATAAAGGTAGATTTAAGACAACAACCTCAAACAGAAGAAACAAATGCCGTTCAAGAGCAAGAAACAACAAGCGTGGATGTGGGCGAACGAACCGAAGATAGCCCGGAAGTGGACCAAGAAGTACGGTCCGATAACAATGAAAGTGCAGCAGAAGAGCAAACGCTAGAGCTTGTACAAGAGGAAGCTGTAGAGGAAAAAGAGCCTACATTAGCGGATAAGATAAAAGATATTCCTAATAAGCTTAAAGAACAGGATGAAAGTGTAAATAATAATCAAGAAACCAATGAGTTGCCAGAAAATATTGACAAATTAGTCAAGTTTATGGAAGAAACTGGTGGAACACTTGAAGACTACGTAAGTCTTAATAAAGATTATGATAGTATGGATGACATGCAGCTACTGCGTGAGTACTATCAACAAACAAAACCGCATTTATCAACAGATGAAATTGATTTTTTAATTGATGATAATTTTTCATATGATGAAGAAGTTGATGAAGAGCGAGATGTAAAAAGAAAAAAATTACT